TTTCAGTCGTCGTTTGGCCCTTGCCACCGAACAGGTTGAAAGGATCAAGAAACCCCTGCGCTAGCGTCTGTCCAGCTTCAATAGCCGATCCGGTACCCATTGCCCGAGCGAACGGGTTCATGCTGTTTGTACCAATTTTTTGAGTCAGCGACCCCTCAGCAGCACCACCACCAGCACCAAACTTCAAAGCATTGCGGAACGTATCTACCGCCGATACAGCCGCAAACAACGCACCAGAAACAGCAGCGATTGCAGCACCAAAGATCGTCAGGCCAGCAGCACCACCGGCCTCGATACCGATCTGTCCAGCCGCCATGCCGATGCTTGATCCGATACGCGCCGCACCAGTCGCCATGCGGCCCATTGTTGAGCCACCAGTGTCAGCACCAGTCGCCGCAGCCGAAGCAGCACCCGACGCAGCAGAGCGGGTCTGAGCCGTGGTCAACGCATTGTGAGCCTCGGCCGTCAGCAGCACCACTTTTCGGTATGCGTCATACCCTTCGCTTGCTTGACGCACCAGCCGTATCGCCCCGGTGAATACCTGAGTCGTCCCCTGGATAGTCAGAAGTGCATCGGTCAGCTTTTGCAGGTCTTTTTCGCCTACCAAGCCGAGATACTTAAACCCGTTGGCAAACCGCATCGCAGCCTCGGAACCCTCGGACAATGCCGAGACCACTCGACCGACCGATGCTCCGATCTTCGCGTTGTTTCCAGCAGAAGCAGCAGCAGCACGCGATTCCTCTGCGTCAATTCTTTTCAAGTGCTCGAGTCTTTGTTTGACCTGAGCCTCCTGCTCTTTCTTCTCGGCAATCTTAAAGGCAATTTTTGCGTCGTGAATTTCCTTCTCGACGGCTTCTTCCTCTCGTTTCAGGTCGATGACCAAGTTCAAAAGGTCTTGAGACGCTTTTTTGGCTCCGAAGGACCTTTGATGCTCTAGCTTTTCTTCGGCCTCGATACGCCGCTTCACGATATCGATGCGAGCTAGGTTCGCATGGATTAGGTCTGCACGTTCCTTGTCAGCATTGACCGACCTTAAACTGGATTGCTTTTCCTCAAGCTCAGCGATTTGCTCTTTGGTCGTTTTCGTTGTTTCGACGGCGGTGTTCTGGACTGCGAAATAGGAAGCCGTCCACGACTTGACCATTTCCTCAGCAGATTGCTTTTCGGCGTCGCTTAGCGGCTTTGTTGCCTGCTCGATTGTCACGCTAGAGGATTGTTTTGCAGCAGCCGATTTTGACTCACCTGCGCTGGTCCATGCTGCAACGATTTCAGTAGCAGAGCTTTTCTCGAAGTCGACTGTTTTCTGCACCGACTCAGTGACCGCACTCGATGTTGCTTGCGCAGCCGCCGTTGCTGTTGCTTGCACCGCTGCCGTCGACTCTTGCTGCGTACTGGCGATTGCAGCCGCGGATTGAGTCACCGCATCGCTTATGACCTTGGCGACTTGAGCCTGCGATTGCTCGACGGTTTTTGAGAAGTCCTCGACAACGGATTTCGCCGTCGGATCTATTTGAGCTTTGAGCGTAAAGATCACGCCACGTTCTGCGTTATCAGCCATGGAAAGCAGCTCCCATTCCGAGGATTAAATTCTCCATGGTGTTTTTATTCACTCGTTCCTCGATCTCTCGAAGTTGGCCGAACGTCTCAGCAAGCCACCAGTCGCGTCGCTCGGCCTCGTTGAGCATCGCACCGCCGCTTGCCCTTGATGCCAAGTACAGACTGATCACCGCCTCCTGGCTTGCGTTCAGGTCTGGCAGGTCATTGTAGTGACCCTTCGCGCACCCAACCGACGATTCGCATGGAGTCTTGTGCGTACGCTTTGCATACCCTTTTCCGTCCCGAGCCTTGATCGGTTGGCCTGTTTCCTCGTCAAACATAATTTGTCGGCAAATATCGCAGGACCGAGCAGCCAATGCAGGGTTGACCAGCCGCAGCGAAAATGCCGTTGCTATTTTTTTTGCTCGCCCTCAGCCGATCCTGTTTCGCCAGCGCCGAGGAACTCAGCAGGGATCTCGGCCGACGGGTCCGATTGAACGATGATGAAATAGATTTTGAGCAACAAAGGATGCGTCAGCATTTTCACGTGAGACGCATCGCAAGAATCACTCGCCGACCATTCAGTGATCCAAGCCGCGACGAAAGCCTGCATCGACGCGATCAGCTTTTCAGGATCGCCGGTACATGCCGAGAACTGCTTGTGTTGATGCTCACACTCGACCGGCCCAGGTCGACGATACCGGAAGAAAAACGAAGGATACAAACCTTCCTTTTCTTTCACGAATGCAGGACACGCAACACCGGCTCGAATCAACGGATCTTTCCAACTCATAGCAACCTCAATAAAAAAAGGGGACTGAAAGCCCCCTGAGTATAGCCGCTTGAATCTGTGACGCTATACGACGGTCTTAGTAACGTGGATTTGGTTATCGGCCGTGGTCGTCAAGATGTTGGTTTTTCGCAGGGCCTCGAACGTCAAAGCCTGATTGATTCGTCCCCGACCTGGAACCGTAGGACCTCCGCCCATGTACTTCAAGTTCCCAAAGTTGAACGAGTACGTGGTCGTTCCATCCGTCACCGCCAGCGAAGCCTCAGCACCGGCCAGAGCCGCATCGTACAGAGCCAAAGTATCCGAACGGAACGCCGTCTGGACCGATAGCTGCACGATCAGGTCTTGAGACTCGAACCTCGTAGGAGTTAGCGAGTTTTCGTACTGATTCGGGTCCAGGGAGTTGTCGATCGACAGCGTGAACGATTGCATTTTGTACGCCGTTGCACCGTAGGTCAGGGTGCAATCAGCAAGCACGAACGCCGTCCCGCACTCAGGGACCGGAGTAGCCGGATAGGTTGATCCGAACACTTCTTCAAGCTCACCGACACACGCAGCCGTCCAGTTAAGGTACTGCGATTCCTGGCCAGAGATTTCCAGCGAGTTGATTCGAAGTTTGTTGTACTGGTAGATCGCCGCGACTTTTTGGACCAGTGCGTACCAGTTCGGTATTGTCTCGGTCGGAATGTAGGGAGCAGCCCCCGAGTGACCGAGCGCCCTGGGAAGGAACCAATCGATTTCCTGAACGCCGAAGTTCCCGGAGATATTTCCACCGGATTTATCGGTCAGCGTCCGAGCCCGACAGCTAGCCCTTTGGCGCGTCCCTCGGTGGCCTTGGTGGATCCCAACCGTTCGCTGCCCGACCAGAGAGCATTCGTTGAACGCGACCCCGATCCCGCTGCCCCAGGTTTCAGAGTCCGAAACGATAAGACGGCTTGCAGTTGCTTGCGACATTTGACTTGCTCCGAGGGTTAGATTTCAAAGGATTCTACTTGGTTCCTGCTCACCCTGGATTACCGAAGTACGGCAGGCGGTCTGGACCTCGGTAGTGCAAGACCCTCTCGCCTGGACACGGATATCGATCCGAGGGGACAACGTCCGATGCGTTGAAGTGGAAGCACGAACGATGAATTGCCCTGGCTTCATCTTCCGATTCGCACACGGCCAGCCGACCGTCGACGATCCAGACTCCGTCGATTGTCGCCTTAGTTTCAGACGTTGCAGGGTCTTGAATCGTGCTGCTGACTACATTGATTGCCTGCTCGGATTCTGTAAACGTTTCCAAGACTGGTTCAATTTTCTCAGGCTTTTTGCTCATAACGTCCTCGCGTCTAATCGGTTCATGGTGCATCGGATCGAAACAATACAGGAGCTAGCATCATACCCGCCATCAAACGCCGGATCGACGAACGGGGTAGCAAATCTGATTTCCAACGCCTGAATTTTGGTTGATGGGAACTTCCCGGCAGTCGTCGCCGCATCGAGCGCAGTCTGAGCCGTGGTGCGGATTGAAACCGGCATCTGGCCGTGAGCCTTGTTCGACAAAATGTTTTCGACTCGTTCGATTGCCCCGAGGTGTGATTCTATTCCGGCCGTCAGGTCCGAGTCCGAAGGGTCTGACACGACAACCAGGAACCGGAATAGCCGTTCGTCCTGAGCATTCTCCCCAGTTGCTTCTTCGGTTTGCAACGGACAGACGCATCCACCCGCTACCCAGGTCCGACCGCGGTTATAGGGTTTCTTCCGAAACACGAACGCTCGAGCCGAAAGATCAGCGTCAGCGTTCAGCGTTGCGACGATCGCATCGCCAAGAATTTTTATCCGAGATCCGAGCATTTATCTTGTCATTTCTTTTGAGTCATCTGGATGCCATAGCGATTGATTCAACTCGACTCGCCGCCGCAGGACTTCGACCTTCTCAAGACTCCCGCATCGTGCTGACGTAGGAACAGGCTTGTTACGGGGTTCCGGTTCCGAATAATCGAGACGCGACTTCATCTGCGAATCTTTCGTGGACTTGATCGACATAAGAACCCTCTAGCCACAAGAACGGTCTGGCAGGAATTGGATGCGGCCCGGAAGTCCCGAATTGTTGATAGGGTGCGTAAAAAAGCGACGTTCCGATTATCGCTTCGTTCCGCATTATATCCTCGATGCGACCTTCCGAGCCAGACTGAGTAACTGAGCGTTTCATCGCACCGGTGAGGATCAGCAACGGATGCGGCCCATGCAGCGCGATAGTCATCGGAGAGTGCGGTGGCCATGTTCCATACGGCGCTCGAGTCTGATCAAAGTTAGACGCGAAGCCTTCGTGGACAGGTTCCAACAGGGCGGTCCACACCGGAGAGAAGTCGAACGACTGTAGTTGAGCCATCAACTCGTCGAGCGAATCGCCAACCTTTTCGATCGTTATGTCTTTCATTCTTCCTTGGTCGTCTTTCGGACAACGCATCTCCACTGAGCAAAGTCCACGTTTCGTTTGATCGACTTAATGATCCATTCGGTATCGAACGCCGCGAAAATGTCTCCGATTTTCGGAACAATGATTTGGTTTGTTGTATCGACTAGCGTCTCGGCCCAAACGACCAGGGTCATATCTTCCGGCTCCCATCCGAAGGTTGCCGCCGCGATTGCGACCTCTCGATCGGTCAAAGCAGAACGCTTTGCCTTGGCAACGTTTCCAGAAACCACCTGAGTCGTGTATCGCTGA